CAGCCTCAAAAGCCAGACGAACACGCAATGCGTTGGGCAGAAAAGAATGACTGGTTCAATAAAGATAAAATGATGACGGCGTTTGCCTATGGTGTGCATGAGGATTTAGTCAGCACTCATGGCATTGATCCGCGCCGATCACCAGAAATTTATTATGAACGCATCGATAATGAGATGCGGAAAAGATTTCCAGACAAGTTCGGTGAGCAAAGTTTTGAGGACGCACCTGCTCGCCAAACTGGTTCCGTGGTTGCCCCCGCTAATCGGAGTGCAAAAAAACCACGCAGGGTGCAACTTACCTCAACGCAAGTCTCTCTCGCCAAGAGGCTTGGCCTGACTAACGAACAGTATGCGGCGCAACTCTTGAAGGAGTCATCTAATGTCTGATAGAACCCCACGCTCCAATGCTTCCCGTGAAACAGAGGGAAGAAAAAAAACTTGGCAAAGACCGACTATGTTGCCCACCCCCGAACCCCGCGAAGGCGTAGAGTATCGCTGGATTCGCACCACAATGATGGGTGATAGCGACAATAAGAATGTGTCTTCAAAATTTCGTGAGGGTTGGACGCCAGTAAGGGCAGAAGATCACCCAGAGCTCCAAGTGTTGCCGGATATCGATTCTCGATTTGAAGGTAATGTTGAGGTTGGAGGATTGCTACTTTGCGAAAACTCAACCGATTATGTGGAAAGCCGTAGGGAAGCGCACGATGAAATGGCGCATTCGCAGATTCAATCTGTCGATAACAATTACCTACGTCAATCCGATCCTCGTATGCCTGTTCTGAACCCAGAGCGGTCTACGAAAACTTCGTTTGGTAAGTGACCTTAGTTAGGACGCTTACTGTAATTTAATGGCTAGATAGAGAAGAGGGACTTTGAAATGTCTTCAACTGCCGCTCCTTTCGGTCTGCGTCCGATTAATCGTTTAGGTTCTGGTTCTCAGGAAGTTTTCCGCCAGTATCCTATTGCATCTGCTTATGGCACTAACATTGCTATGGGCGACATCGTTCAACTTGTGGACGGTGGCACTGCAACGACAATCGAAAAGCAGTCCGCTACTGGCGATGATACGACAGAAATCGACATCGTTGGTATTTTCATGGGTTGTTCTTACACAGACCCAAATACCGGTCAACTGACCTTCAGCCAAATGTGGCCAGCAAGCACTGTTGCTTCTGACGCAATGGCATTTGTTGTTGATAATCCAAATGTAGAGTTTGTCATCCAAGCGGATGCGGCACCTACAAACACTGGTGACATCTACGGCAAAAATACCCTGTTGGTTCAAACCGCACCTAACACAACTTTTAAAGTTAGCCGTGTGGCTTTGGACATCTCCGAAATCAGCACTGACCCTCAGAACCCAATCCGGATTCTGGACTACCTCGGTGGCGATCAAGGCGATGAAAAGGGTACGTCTTATCCGTTGTTGGTATGTAAGTTTAACTACCACCAGCACACTTCAACAACTGGTTCTGCATAAGGAGTGAATAATGACGATTTCACGCGCACAACTCCTGAAGGAACTGTTGCCCGGTCTTAATGCACTGTTCGGCATGGAATACGATAAGTACGAAAACGAACATGCTGAAATCTACGAAACCGAAACATCCGAACGCTCCTTCGAAGAAGAGGTGAAATTATCGGGCTTCGGCGCCGCTCCGGTTAAGCCGGAAGGTTCAGCGATTTCCTATGACAATGCACAGGAATCCTTCACTGCTCGTTACAACCACGAAACGGTTGCAATGGGCTTCTCAGTGACCGAAGAAGCTATGGAGGATAACCTCTATGACGCGCTCTCCGCTCGCTACACAAAGGCTTTGGCTCGCGCCATGGCTTATACCAAGCAGGTCAAGGCGGCTTCACTGCTGAACACTGGCTTCACCACTTTCCAATCTGGCGATGGTGTGACCCTGTTCAACGCCTCTCACCCAACTGTTGCTGGCGGTAACAACGCTAACCGTCCTTCTGTTGCGGCTGACCTGAACGAAACTTCTTTGGAAGATGCTGTTATCAACATCGCCGCATTCACTGATGAACGCGGTCTGCTGATTGCCGCTCGCCCACGGAAGTTGATCGTTCCACCTGCACTGATGTTTGTAGCAACTCGCTTGCTTCAGACAGACCTGCGGACTGGTACTGCTGATAACGACATCAACGCTCTGCGTAGCAATGGCTCGATCCCTGAAGGGTATCGCGTCAACCACTACTTGACAGACACCGATGCGTTCTTCATCACTACCGATGTTCCAAACGGCATGAAGCACTTTGTCCGTACCGCAATGTCAACCTCAATGGATGGTGACTTCGATACTGGCAACGTTCGCTACAAAGCCCGTGAGCGCTACAGTTTCGGCGTATCCGATCCTCTTGGGATCTACGGTTCACCCGGCGCCTAAGTTAATTAGGCAAGAAACTTTTGAGAGGGCGTCTTTCGGGGCGCCCTTTCTTTGTGTATAATAAAGTATAACCCTGACAGCATAATGCTGATCCTAGCCACTACAGGAGTTTAATATGGCTAATACCACTTTTGCAGGACCAGTCCGTTCCAAGGGCGGGTTCAAAGAAATCGATGTTAACGCAACCACTGGCGCTGAGACTGAAAACATTTCAATCACTCATGATGGCACCAACAGTGTTGTAATCATCAAAGATCTCCCAACTGCTGACCCGTCTGTTGCTGGTCAACTCTGGAGCAACTCAGGCGTAGTAACAGTCTCCGCTGGTTAATAGGAGGCCGCTATGTCAGGCTCAGATGTTAATGTAAGTTATGTCACTGCGACAGGTACTGTTGCTAGCGGCAGGAAGCGCTTGTGCGCTATTCACTATCATTCAGGCGGATCTACAGGATCTATTGTTTTGAAGGATGGCGGCGCGTCAGGCACAACTATTATGACGCTAGATTTTCACGCTAACGCTACTGGCGATCTTATGATCCCAGATGAAGGCGTGCTGTTTGATACAGACATCCATGCGACATTTACCAACATTGCAAGCGCAACCTTCTTTCTAAAGTAGGGGGTTAGCATGCCTTCAAAACATCCCGGTGTAAAACGCACACCTTCGGGCGGAATTGAGTACAGAGGCAAAAAGTTTGCTGGCTTTAACAAGCCGCGCAAATCTGATCGCGCTGGAAAGAAAGGCATGGTTCTTGCTAAGGAGGGTGATAAGGTTAAACTAATCCATTTCGGCGATTCGTCAATGGGTCATAACTATTCACCCGCCGCAAGAAAATCTTTTAAAGCGCGCCACGCCAAGAACATTGCTAAGGGAAAAATGAGCGCCGCTTATTGGGCTGACAAAAAATTATGGGCTGGCCCAAGCGGTTCTAAAAAATCTCCACCTAAATCACAAAAACATAAGAAGTATGGGAAGTCGTGATGGAAAAGGTAGAGGTAACCCTAGCAAGATTAGAAGAGCGCATAGCGCAACTTCAGGATGAAGTTCGGCATGTGCACAAAGAAGTCTCTGATTTAAAAGCACAAGCAAATAGGTGGAAGGGCGCATTCTGGGTAATGATTGCCATTGGTGGCGCTATAGGAACCTTAAGCCATATATTCTTTAATTGGATAAAATGACCATATCTAGATCAAATATGTCAAAGCAATTAACAGGAAATAAAAAAGCCCCGAAAGGCTATCATTATATGCCAGACGGAAAACTTATGAAAAATAGTGCACACAAGAAAGGCGCAAACATGAAAAAGAAACCAGTTGTTAAAGCCAATGTTGGCAAGATGCTAGAAACATTTAGCCCTGCTTATAGCATTATGAAGGGCAAGGGGCCTGTTGCTGACATTGCATCAAAACTAACTGATGCTGGTATCGGCGGGATTGCTGGCGCAATCGTGAATGAAAAGCGCAAGAAAATGGGCGCTACACCAGAAACTGGAATGGAAGCCAACAAGATGCAAGGTGCTACGCCATTGGCTGGTGGTGGGTATGTAAAGCGCTCAAAGCCTATTGATGGCGCCGCTGTCAAAGGCAAAACAAAAGGCCGCATGTGCTAGGAGATGTATTATGAGAGCCGCAAAGATGAGGTGTGCCACTAAGAAGCCAGTAGCATTAAAAGGTGGCGGCTCCACAAAACGCAACCCAATGGCAAAGACACTGCAACAAAAGCAGTTCGGGCCAAAATTAGTAACGCCCAAGAAGGGCAAAGGATCTTACACAAGAAAGGGCAAGCCCCTTTCTTTCTCGTCTGGGGGTAAAACAAAATCTCGTGTCAATGAGTCTGGTAATTATACGAAGCCTTCTCTTCGAAAGCAATTATTTGAGAAGATCAAGTCCGGCGGCAAAGGAGGAAAGCCCGGACAGTGGTCTGCTCGCAAGGCGCAGATGCTTGCTAAAGAATACAAATCAGCAGGCGGAGGTTATAAAAACTAAGCGCTAATGATACATGTATTTTTATTAATGGTTTACATCGGAGTGGGAGATGAAAGAAGACTAATAAGTAATGACATGTATTTTGCTGATATAGTTAGATGTAACTTTTTTGCGAAAGAAGTTTCTAGGAGGTACGGGAACTATCAAGACATTCAAAGTATGGACGCTAGGGATAAAGTGACGGCGTATTGCGTTCCAAAGTTAATTAAAAAGGGGAGCGTAATGGTGTATTAATGGACCCAATCAGCGCAATTAGTATAGCCAGCACGGCTTACTCTGCCATAGTCAAAGGCTTTCAAGTGGGCCGCGATGTGGAATCTATGGCGGGAGATTTGGGAAGGTGGATGGGCGCCATACAAGATGTAAAAAATAGCC